TAATAACTATTTTGGTATCAAATCAGTAAGTGATGATCCAGACGAGTTTATGATACCGAAAGAAAACAAAGAAGTTAAGATTCAAAGATATTTGACGCCATGTGATTCAGTCTATGATTTTATGGACTTGATATCAATGAGCAAAAAATATGAAGGGTTTCAACATGAATTATGGAATCAATGGTTCAATGATGAAACCAATTTAGAATCATTAGTATACAGCTTACCTAGATATTCGAAAGATAAGAACTGGGAAAAGAATGTATTAAGAATAATAAAACAACTGGAGGTAGAATGACTAACAAAGTATACAAAACTAAAACACCTGAAGTATATGAAAAAGCTATTGTAGTTTATGTCTATGATAAAGATTTAACATTAGAAGATATAAACAAAGTAGTAAAAGATATGAAGGTATCTACGAGAGAATTAACTGATGATGAAGTAATCTATCACATATAACTAGAAAGGAATATAATATGGTTATAGGAGCAACAATGAGAGGTACAACTTGGTTCACTAAAACAGTATTTAGAAGTGCTGCATATAAATTTGCAACCAAGACAGCAGTACCTTACGCAAAAAGAAGAATTATTTGGTATTACAGAATATTATTATCTGAAGATTTTGCTCAATCAATTACCAATATGTATGATTTAAATAAATTTGAATCAAAAACAAATAATTTTCATAGAAGGGTATTTTGTGTTGATGACAAAGGTAATATTTATGACAATAAAACAGGTGAAATATTTGGTAATACAGGTGAAGTTAATCATAATAAATTTGATTTAGATAATGAAGAAGAACAAAAAGTTCATTGGGAATGTGAAGAAACAATAATAATGCCGAATGAAAGTAAAGAGGAGGTAAAACCTAAACGAGGTAGACCTAGAAAATCATAATGTTGCCATTTTTCCCTGACATGATTGTCATAGGATTAATTGGAATATTATTAATTATATATTTAGGAGGTAATAATGAGTAAAATAAAAGATTGGCAGCAAGACGAAGTTCAAAGCCAAGTACAAAAAGCCGAAAGTATTATTAGTAGTATAATTCAGAAGAATTATACTGATTCTTTGCAACAAACAAAAGATGATGTGTACAAAGTATTTACAGATCAACATTCAGATATGCTTTATACCTTTAATGAAAAGGCTAGTGGTGTAGACCATATAGATAAAGAAAATGCAGAAAATGCATTATCAGAAGTAATAGATGATATGGTTAATGAGTATGCAAATCATCTTAAAACAAAATTTAGTTAGGAGGATATATGATATTTACTAGAAAAATTGATAAGGAAAATCAGAAACTACAAAAGTTAATGATAGACGCAATTCAAATGTTATTTAGCAATTTAAAAACAATGAATACTAGAATAACAAAGTTAGAAAAAGATGAAGATGAAATAATTAATGAAAGTTATGGAGGAACTAAATGAATATAACAACAATGAATGATTTAATGAATCTTTGCCAAATGATTAAACTTGAAAATAGAGCAAATACTAAAATTAAATTTGTTGGTGAACAATATGTTTTAGATAGCGAAAAAGAAAAAGATTATATGAATTTAGATGCAAGTAAAATTAAATCTATAAAATTAGTATTTGGAAGAAACTATGATGGTGTTAGAAATTGTTTTGATACTTTAGAAATAGAAATCGGGTAGAGAAAAAATTAGGAGGAAACTCTACCCGATATACAAGGAGTAAAACATATGAAATATTATTTACTAAGGAGTAAAATATGGAAAATTATTTAGATTGTCAATTACCTATTGCAAATGAATGTAATATTGAGATTGATAAAGAACCACTTCATGTATTTAGAAATAATACAACTGAAGAAATACCTGATAAATTAGCCATTTATAACGCAACAGATGGCAATTATTTATCAACATTAAGTAAAAGAAGTGCAGAAAATTTGCGAACTTATGGTGAATTTGCAAAAATGTTATCTGATGGAATATTTAGTGGCAGCAGCATACTAAATCCTGAAGATGTTAAAGTAACTGATAAGTTATGGAATAAAGGAGCAAGATATAGTCGTATTATGGAGTTTCCAAAAGCATATTTTAATTTTAATAATGATAAATATCATTTAGTATTATGGTCTTGGACTTCATATGATGTAAATTGGGCAGAACAATTTATATTTGCACCAATGTGTATACAATGTCTTAATGGAATGTTTCATGCTGATTGGAAAATTAAAGGATTAAGTAAAAAGAATTGGAATAACAAAGCATCTATTGACGCAGTAGATATTGTTAATGCAATTTCTGCTTTCGAAAAATATCCTGAAGAATTAGAACAAATGGCATCTTCAATGATTCCTGAATGGCAAGTAAAAGCATTGTTTGAAAATACAATAGCAAAAATAAAAGATCCAATTCATTCAAGAGTATCTGAATATAGAATGAGACAATTATCGAATCTATGGGATGGATATAAAAGAAAATACGGTCTTAATTTATATGCTGTATATCAAACTGTTACTGACTGGGCATCTAAACCAGAAGGTAAAGGAATGAAAATGAATATGATTAGAACAAGATCAGGACAAGTAGCTGATATGATAAAAAGTCCTGATTGGAATGCTTTAATAAATAATAAAGCACTTGCAGAAGTAAAACAATTTGCAACTGCATAAAGAACACTTCTACTGAATACCTGAGATCGCTACTCAGTGGTATTATACTGCCAATAGAGAAAGTATATAGTAGAGTTAGGGAGGCTAGTCAGCTTAGCTCACGCCTCCCCCAATGGTTTCCATGTTGCAACATGGGATAGCGTATGGCTGAACAATGTCTGTCTATTTAACAGGGCATAAGGCACACTAAAGAGGAAGTATGGTCAAATGACTGAGGTATTCGGAGGTGGTATTGGAACTAGCGTTAGACGAGGAAACTTGACTGTTCGTGAAAAGATTGAGGGTGATCACAAGCTAATCCCTCTACGCACTTGACAATTACTGTTAAAAAAAATTATACAACAGTATGAATAATAAAAAAGAACTTGGAATATTTTTTGATAAAGTTATTCCACAATTTGTTATTCAAAGAAAAAAATTAGGTCTTTCACAAAATACTGTTGATGATCTAATTGGTTGTGCTAGAGGTTTAGTATCAAAATGGGAAGTAGGTATGAGAAAACCTAGTGGCTTTCTATTTTGTTGTTGGGCAGACACTCTCAAATGCGACATAGAACTAAAAGAAAGAAAGTAGAAATAGTACCTTTTCGAGGGCTAGACATTTACCAAGTACAAAAATATAAAGAAACTCACAGACCATCTGGTTGTGATAACTGTAAAGAAATACCTATTTATTCAAATGATAATTGTTGGACATGGTATTGCCATAATTGTCATTTAAATAAATGGAAAAAGGAGGAACAATGAAATATTGTGATGATTGTATGTCTATAATTGAAGAAAAAAACATTGTATGTCCTTTCTGTTTAACTTCTGTATCTGATAAACAATTACCTTTAGATAAGTTAATTAAAGAACCAGATACTAGAAAAAAACAAAAAAAATATGAATTTCGTTCTCATAATTACTGGCGAAATAAACATAAAATAAAATAGGAGGTAAAATGTGTTTGAATCAGAAGATTTAAAAAGAGTAAAACTAGCAACTAAAACACAAGTTGGTGGTGATCATTATAGAGTATTAGCAGTACAACCAATAGAATATATAACTAAAAATAAATTAGATTGGTGTGAAGGAAATATTGTTAAATATATAACTAGACACGCAGTTAAAGGAGGAAAAGAAGATATAAAGAAAGTGATACATTATGCCGAACTTCTTTTGCAATTAAAATATGGAGGAAAATAATGCAAAATAAGTTAGGTGATATACTTCGCAGAACTCTAGGTTTAAAAAAGAAACCTTTAGAATGGATAGAAGGTAGAAAGAAAAAAAAAGAATTTGTTTCTAACTTAGCAATTAAGTATTTAAAATCTGATATGTATATGTTTTTTTTAGAAAAATATAATAGCAATAAAACATCAGATAATATTGAGGCAAAACCAATAGCAGATTATATTATGAGGAGGTATAAATATGAGCAGTCACAATGGGATTTGGCAAGAAATAAATCCAATGTATATAGACGACGACAAATTAATGAAAGGAGTGAAAAATAGATGGGAAGAACAAAAAAACTTAATAGACCACACGGATTGGGAGGTACTGATGCAATTCGTCTTGTCGATGGCAAATGGAAAGAGCTATGGGATGAGAAAACTGGTAAAACCAAACGAGAAGATTTATCAGATATATTGCCAGTTCAACTTGGAATCTTTACCGAAAAATTTAATAGACAATGGTATCAGAAAATTACTGGTGAAAGGGTTGTTAGTGTAAATACAATTCATCACCCTGAAATAAAATATTTATATGGTAATTTAGATGGTGTTTGTAAAGGAAAAGTATTTGAGGCAAAACATACTAATGCTTTTGCTAAAGATGATACTGTCATTGAAAAATACTATCCTCAATTACAACATTATATGATGGTAACTGGATTTAAAAAAGCAATACTATCAGTAATTTTTGGAAACATGAAATATAAGAAATGGGAAATAGACAAAGATGAGGCGTTCATTCAGAAATTAATGAAAGCAGAAACTTTGTTTTGGTATCATGTAACAAATGACATAGTACCACCTGATTATATGGACTTTAATACAATGGAGGGAATTAATGACTTCAAAGACATTATCGAAACATTCGGAATTGAAATATCCGATGAATCCGGGTTACAAGGAACATTCCACTAGCAAAGAGGCTGCAACAAAAATTGCATCTAGGTCTAGACAGTTGAGAGAGAAAACTCTTGATGCTATTAAAAGGAAAGGTTCTTATGGAGCAACACCAGAAGAAGTAGCCGAAATATTAAATGAAAGTATTTTGTCTATTAGACCACGATTTACTGAATTAAAGATTATGAAATTAATATTTGATTCAGGTGAAAGAAGAAAAAATAATTTTAACAGTAATACAAAAGTATGGAGGACTAATGACTGAAGATAAAACAAAAGAAAATAGAATATTTTGGGATCAATTAAATGAAACAAATCCTAAAATGACACAACAAATCAATAAAGGATTTGGTAATTTAACAAGTATCGATCCTCATTGGCAGATAATGAGAATGACAGAAGTATTCGGACCAGTTGGAAAAGGTTGGTCATATGATGTTAAATATCATTATACAGATACATATGTTGCAGCAGAAGTAACTATTCGTTGGAACATAAATAATAACTGGTTACAGTATGGTCCGATTGCATCTGTGCAAAAATTAACAGTAGGTAAAACAAATCGTTTTGATGATGAATGCACAAAGAAAGCAATGACTGACGCATTAACAAAAGGAATAAGTCATCTTGGTTTATGTGCAGATGTATTTATGGGAAAATTTGATGATAGTAAATATGTTCAAAAACTAGAAGAAAAATATTCTAATGTAAATAAAGATAAAATTAAGGAAGTGTAATGAATCTTAAAGAAGAAATAAAAAAGG